AGAAAATGCAAGCAGTAAGATCTGGTGCTGGTGCAGAGATTACAGCATCTTATGACCCTGAAGGTGAAGTTATTGATGAAACTTTAACGAGTCTGAAGGCTGCTAGTTTTGGAATGCCTCATAAAGTAACTAGGCTATAGTATTATCTTCATCGGTAACAAACCTAGTCTAGTGTGGAAACACTAACCTGTCAAGTATCAAAAATACTTGACATTTTGTAATGATCTATATACAATTATAACTCTACGTGGGTCATCATTGGAGATATAATGCAATCAACATTAATTGGTTTTTATATTTCAGTCATAATCATCGGACTCTTATTTGCTTACGGTGGTTATGAGGAGACAATGCGTCTTTTTGCGTATCTTGATTTACAATTTAGATTCCTTATCTTTAAGATAAGGATGTATTTTATGGCACGTAAACTTAAAAAAGGATTAAACATATCCACGATCAAACAAAAGGAATCAACACATGGATGACAGTCCCAAATTATCAGACCTTAAACTTGAAAGAAGAGAGTGTGAAAAATGTGGAGCAACTTGGATTAATGGTAAACATGTTTGGAGAGGTACAGGTGGATCATCTGATTCATCTGAGTTAGATCTTGCTGGTCTTGTTTGTAACAAGTATGGCAATGATCAATGCATCAACCCAAAGAGGGGTATAGATGGTGGGCAAACTTGGGAATACCGTGCAGGATATATTGACGGTGTTATAAAGGGTCGTAAAGACACTCTTGGTGAACTAAACAAACAATTGGGTGATGATTAATTATGCCAAGAAGATCCGTTACAAAGGATGAAATCAAGGTCAGGATTTTAAAACTAAAAAATGCATTGTATGAAGGTGAGTATCATTATAAGGGAGATGTCTGGAATAATGGTGCTCAAGAAGCATACAACTCCATCTTAGGCATTTTGGATGAATATGGTAACTGACAAAGATCTTAAACTTTTATATCTCAAAATTCACAATCAAAAAATGAATGAGTTATTTGAGAAACCTTCAATATGCGAGGATGAAGTAACAGAGAATGACTGGTACGACTTTTGGTATAATGAAGATGTTTAAGGATTATTCTGAGGATATGAAGCCACCTGAGTGGGTAACCAAACAAGAATGTCAGGAGATGATTGATGGTGCCATACGAAAACATAATCGTAGTGCTACAATTATCTCTGTGTGTATTGGTTGGGTTGTTCTCGCACTTTTTGCTGAGGGTCTTCTTCGACTCATTGGAATAATACCACCAATATTACCTTGGTTAAAGATATCATTATGATGAGTGGATTATTTGTTTTTGGATTTATTAGTTTGCTGGTTATTGCTATGGAAATAACATGGTCTGTAAAAAATAAAGGTAAATTAAAATGAAAGTTGGAATGATTGGTCTTGGTCGTATGGGTGAGGGTATGTCCCGACGCATGATGAAGGCAGGAATTGAAGTCTGGGGTTATAGACGCAACTATGAAAAAGCGCAAGAGGCATATGAAAATGGATATGTCTCAGGAGTTGCCACAACTATTGAAAACCTTGTAACACAAGTGCATCATCAAGATAAACAGATTGGTAAAGCACCTGGTATCTTTCAACTTGTTATTCCCGCAGAATTAGTAGAGGACACACTTAATGAGTTATTACCACTACTTGGCGACGGAGATATTATTATTGATCATGGCAATAGCAACTTTAAAGATTCTCGCAAGAGATCCGAGAGATTGGTCAAACTTGGTATCCAATATATTGATTGCGGCACTAGCGGTGGTGTGTATGGTTTGGAGCGTGGATACTGTCTCATGGTTGGTGGTGCAACTGGCGCAGTATCTGTCTGTGCCCCCATTTTCCGCGCCCTTGCGCCTGGTATTACCGCTGCAACCCGCACAGACCCTCACACTAGGGCAACCAGTGCTGAGTACGGTTGGTTACATTGTGGAGGTCCTGGAGCAGGTCATTTCGTAAAGATGGTTCACAATGGTGTAGAGTATGGTATAATGCAAGCATATGCAGAAGGGTTTAATATTCTCCATCATGGTGATCTTGGTTCCAAATATGTTAAGGAGGGGGATGCTGAGGTGGCTCCGATGGAGAATCCAAAAGATTATCAATATGATATTGACTGTACTGAAGTGGCTGAGCTTTGGCGTCGTGGTAGCGTGGTTGGTAGTTGGTTACTTGATCTTACCGCTGATGTACTACGGCATGATCATGACCTTAGCAAATTCGATGGGGGAGTTAGCGATTCTGGTGAAGGTCGTTGGACTCTCCACGCTGCTGTGGATCTTGGTGTACCCACACCTGTTATCTCTGCCGCACTATTTGAACGGTTTAATTCTCGCAGATTGGGAGAATATGGAAACAAAATCTTGAACGGAATGCGCTATATGTTTGGAGGACACAACGTAAAATGAGTGTATGTATAGGATTAGCATCTATTACCGGTGCAATTGTAACTGCTACTGTTGGAACAGTGTCTGCAGATAGTTTAAAAACTTACATTGGTTTCAATTATAGTCCAATGGAGCAAACACAATTTGAACTGGAGGAACCCATGGGTTCCTTTGGAATTGAGTATGACGTTCATAAACACGTAAGACTCTTCGCTGAACACATCTCAACACCCATGGATTGTAATGATAACCCAGGAATTAATCATGCTGGAGTTAAACTCCTCGCACCAATTAACGACTTTACTTTGTATTCTGGTATCAGTATTAACCATTCTGGGTTTGATCGTCGTGATAAATTTAACGGACCACTGGGATCAATAGGTATTGAGTATGGCAGTGACGTAAAAGTATTTGTAGAGTATTTAACTGCATTGGAGAATATAGATGAAGGTAGAGCAGCAATAGGCGTCAAGGTATTTTTCAAATGATTTTAGCACATGTCCTACTTTGGGGATCACTACCATTTGTATGTGCCACCGCATATTTCGGGTACAGAAAAGGTGAGAATAACTATTATGAAACCGACGCCTACTCAGGAAATGGAACAGCGCATTAGAATGAGGTTTGCATTTGCCATGTCCTCCTTTGGCAGAATGTTTTTACCTCGTGGCATAACACTAGAAATGAGAGATCTGTGTAGAGAGTGGTCTGTAGACATTGATAAAATTCCTCCTGGTAAGGATTTGTATCAAGTTGATAGATACTTCTTAGAGTTATGGAAAAAAAGGTGTGATGATCCCTATTGAAAAGTTGAAACATCTAATTTATATGATGAGATGTGAATCTATCGGATGGATAGGGATGAAATATATAAAGTGGTTGCAACATCGAAATTATATGTTGAAACTCGAAAATAACATCCTCAAGCAGAGGTTAAAAGAATTAAATAAGGGGTGGGCACATCCTAATTCTTGCCTGCACAAAGAGGATCCATGGGAAAAATGGGATTAGCGGTCCAAGCAATTACACTTTTTGGAGTGGTGGGGTATTCTGTTAGATGGGGATTAGAAAATGCATACTATCATTGACTACAATACATAAATATAGATGGGAACACTGGGAATCTTTTACGAGGAAACATAAATGAAACCAGTAACTTTAATCGGTTGTTTTACACCACTGGTTTTAATTTTTATCGTAATGAAACTTGCTGTTTGGGTATCTGCTGTAAATTCTGAAACCGATTATGTCAGGAAAGAACCTCTACGAAAACGAGGACCCTATGTGGAAAATCCATATGTAGACGTTGATGAAGCGGAAGAAGAATATGGAGATCGCACAGATTATAGATGATGCACTATATCAATACTATGTTGTGAAGCAAGGCAAAGAAGTCCCTAATTGGAGATATATAAAGGACTCCGACTGGTGGATAGAATACCTCAAAGACCTAGGAATAGACCCTAAGAATCCATGAACGAATACGACTATCAAATAAGTCTACGTATAGAAGACATACATTTACTGCATCATTGTGTCATAAAACGTTTGGAGACTTGGGAAGGATCACCTGCTCGGGAAGTGGCAGAGCAAGAACACCTATGGTACTTGAGAGATTCAATGTATCGCATGATATTAGAATACAAATTTGAAAATATGTAAAATGAATTTATTATTGCGTCCACTTGATAACGTAAATGATCCTGTTTGGAGTGTAATTATCTCATTAGTCATACTTCTTGCTGGAGTTATGTGGTATATCGTCTATATAATGCGTATGGCTTTCGATGAGTTGGAAGATGAGTGACCTTACAAATAAAGATGCGGAGCAGGATACAAAGATTGCTGTGATGGACAGCACTATAGAGAATTCTATTCGCCGCATTGAAATGGTTCATAAGCGTGTTGACGATACGAACGAAGAACTAGAAAAACTTCGTGGTCGTATTCGCACGTTAGAGAAGTGGGTCGCTGGCGCTGGTGCAGTAATTGCAGCAGCAACATTTATCATAGGCATAGCAGTATCAACAGAATCAAAGGAGATCGATCATGGGCGCAATGACACCACCAAGCAGGAAATCCTGCTACAACTTCCGAGTAACAGAGATTAATCGTGTTCTTGACGGCGATACTATTGATGTCACCATTGATCTTGGGTTTGACTTATACAAGAAAGAAAGAGTTAGAGTTGCAGGAGTTGATACGCCAGAAAAAAGAACAAGAAATCTAGAGGAGAAAGCACTTGGAAAAGACGCAACCAACTGGCTCAAAGAGAAACTGGAATCGACTATCGCTGGTGATGATGAGTTGTCTGTTAGGACTGAACTTGTTGGCGGCGTCGGTAAATATGGTCGTCTTCTGGGGTGGTTATACATTGGGGACGAGTCAGTGTCGCTCAACGAACAAATGATTGAAGAAGGTTATGCTCATGCCTATGATGGAGGCACTAAGGATATGAACTTAGAAAAACTAAGAGAAATTAGGAGGGAACATGGTACGCTTGTTGACTAAAATTAAAGATTGGGATAAAGTAATGGCAAAGAAGATTCAGGATACTTTGATTCATGACTGAACAGTATCTGGGTAATCCCAATCTAAAAAAAGCGAATACTCCAATTGAGTTCAATTATAAGCAAATTGAGGAGTTTATTAAATGTAAAGATGACCCAGTTTACTTTGCAAACAATTATATTAAAATTGTTTCTTTGGATGAGGGTCTTACCCAGTTTCATCCATATCATTTTCAAGAGAAGTTAATTACTAACTTTCATAATAATAGATTTAATATCTGTAAGATGCCACGGCAGACTGGTAAGTCTACAACTGTGATATCTTATCTATTGCATTATGCTATTTTTAATGATAGTGTAAATATTGGTATCCTAGCAAACAAAGCATCCACTGCTAGAGAATTATTAGCAAGGTTAGCCATAGCATACGAGAACTTGCCAAAGTGGATGCAACAGGGTATTCTGGTATGGAACAAAGGTAACATCGAGTTAGAAAATGGCAGTAAAATTTTGGCAGCATCTACATCTGCATCTGCTGTCCGAGGTATGTCGTTCAACATCCTCTTTCTCGACGAGTTTGCGTTCGTCCCAAATCACATTGCTGATTCGTTCTTTGCCTCTGTTTATCCTACTATTACTTCTGGTAAAAGCACAAAGGTAATCATTGTTTCAACGCCTCACGGTATGAATCATTTCTACCGAATGTGGCACGATGCTGAGAAGAATGATAATGAATATATTCCAACTGAGGTTCATTGGTCTGAGGTTCCTGGTAGAGATGCAGAGTGGAAGAGACAGACCATTGCTAATACCTCAGATCAACAGTTTAATGTTGAGTTTGAGTGTGAGTTCCTTGGTTCTGTTAATACACTTATCAACCCAAGTAAATTAAGATCATTAGTATATGATAATCCATTAACGCAAGGTGGAGGTCTGGATGTCTACGAAGAACCAGAACCTGATCATGATTATATCTGTACTGTTGACGTTGCGCGTGGAGTAGGCAATGACTACTCTGCATTTGTTGTGTTTGATATCACAACATTCCCACATAAGGTTGTTGCCAAGTATCGTAATAATGAAATCAAACCAATGATGTTCCCTAACATCATCTATGATGTTGCCAAAGGTTATAATAATGCGTTTGTTTTATGTGAAGTAAATGATGTTGGCGACCAAGTTGCTGCTATTATGCAGTATGATTTGGAGTATCAAAACATTTTGATGTGCTCAATGAGAGGACGTGCTGGACAAGTTGTAGGTCAGGGATTCTCTGGTAAAAAGACACAACTTGGTGTCAAAATGTCCAAAACAGTTAAGAAGGTTGGAGCACTTAACCTCAAGGCAATACTTGAGGAGGATAAATTAATCCTGCATGATTATGATATCATTGCTGAGTTGACAACATTCATTCAAAAGAATAACTCATTTCAAGCAGAGGAAGGATGTAATGATGACTTGGCAATGTGTCTGGTTATCTATTCTTGGTTGGTAGCACAAGACTATTTTAAAGAACTGACTGACCAAGATGTTCGTAAGAGAATCTATGATGAGCAAAAGAATCAAATAGAACAGGATATGGCACCGTTTGGTTTTATATCTGATGGTTTAGAAGATAATAGTTTTGTTGATGCTGATGGTGACCGTTGGTCTAAAGCATCAGTTGGTGAGTATGGGGACCTAACACATATGTGGGAGTATAATTGATGGAACTTGACGAACAGTATGGGGTAAATCATTTATTTCTTACTGAGAGGACGTGTAGAACTTGTGGTGTTACTAAAGACCTGATTGATGGTTTTTATAAGACACGTAAAAATAAATATGAGTTAGCATCCTCTTATTCGTATGAGTGTAAAGAGTGTACAATAAATAGAGTCAAGAAGACTAAGAAGAAGAAAAAAAAGATACCGGAGTGGGAGTATCCTGACTGGTAGGTTGTTCATGCATTGTTTCCCCGTTCTAAAGATCCTAAACAATAAATAGTTTTAGTTAATTTTTAGGACACGGAGAAACACAACATGGCGACTCCACAATTATCTCCTGGTGTAAGGATCAGAGAAGTTGATTTAACAGTAGGAAGAGCTGATAATGTGAACCCATCGACTGGTGGTTTCGCTGCTCCATTTGCACAGGGACCTGTAGAGGAACCAGTCTTTATTGAAGATGAAGCGGGACTGATACAAGTTTTTGGCGAACCCTCGAGTGCAGATAATCACTTTGAGTATTGGATGAGTGCATCATCATACCTCGCATACGGTGGTTCAATGAGGATTGTCCGCATGAGCGGATCCTCACTGAAGAACGCAAACGCTGGTGTTGGTATTGCATCAACAACCACGCTGTTAATCAAAAACTTTGATGACTATAATGAGTCATATTCTTCAGCAAATAATTTTGTATATGCTGGTAAGAACCCAGGTTCTTGGTTGAATAACGCTAAAGTTTGTCAGATTGATGATCTTGCAGACCAAACAGTCGGCATTACTACATCCGATCTTGGAAGACTAGGTGTACAAGTTGGTCTTGGATTCTCTGTAGGAATCACTAGCAGCCTGCCTGGATCTGGTACGGTATCAACCTTCGATGGTTACCTGAAGGGTATCGTTGTTGGTTTTAC